AATATCCCAAGCCCAAGGTGCCCAATACAGCATGAACGGGTCAACCCGCTCCCACTCGTTGCGCACTATATCGACGGGCTGAAGTGTACCGTCTACAAATTTCATCACCTTGCGCCGACGCTTGATCGGCCCTTTGATGCAGGCGAACGGGAACGTCACAACATCATCAATAAACTCGTTGAACGCTTTGTGCCAGTTCCCTTCGATCAACTGATCTTCCATGCGTTGTTCCATGCGGGCAACGCGCTTTTCAGACTCATCGCGATATTCACGAAACGTAACGTCCCGCATCTCCATCGCTTTGCGGCGTAGCGTTTCTTCGTCAGGCATCTGGCCGGTCTGCACCATGTGCTGTTGCACCTGCATCGCCAACTCAGCCTGAAGCTCGTCAAGGATAAACTGTGGTAGCTCGGGTTCCGGCGTAGGCTCAATCGACCAAGCCTTGTCGTTGCCGCTTCCCAACAACGTGTCACGGAGCCAACTTGTTGCCGCTCTACATTTCACAGAAGTAAGCTGGACAAAAATATCAGACCCGCCTTGGGCGTTGATTTGCGCTTCTATGTCGGGGTCGTAGTCCCCGTTGCGCTGACGAAGACACTCCAGCATCCGCTCTTCAAGCTCGCGCTTCGCGTCACGCGAAACTTCCCAACGCCGCCGAACGTGTGCGGCGAGTCCTTGAATCATCGGTTGAGCTTGTAGCTCGCTGTTGCGTAACTCAGCTTCGCGCTCTAGGTCAGCAGAGGATGCGACCGGAATAAGCGCCATCATAGAATCGGCCATAAAATGTTCGCCTAAGTGTAGCGACTAGTACTGTGGATTGTAACAGCGATCAACGCTTAATCAAGTATACACGTAGTTGCGCCTAACGACATTTCTTTTTGTTGACCGTCTTTCCACACCCCGTATGCTCATATCCATAATGCTATCGGCGTACTGGTTCGCGTCGTGTATGTGTGAAAATTCATTCTTATCGGGTTTTGCCTCAATCTGACCGTCACGCTTCTTCTTGTAGCGATACCCGTGCTGAAACCCCTTTATCAACATCCGACAACTGGGATCAATCAGGTACATACCTGTACCTTCAATTTGTTGTGACAATAATCGCTCTACCGCCTGTATCCGGTATTCCGGCTTGTTACTGGGTGGCTTAACGCACTCAAAACCCGCCGCTCTCAACGCATCCACTAGGGTCATCTCGTTAAGCTGTTGCTTCATAAACCCAGCGGGGTCAGGCGCACAGATGATGTTAAACCCCGGATAATGCTGAGATATATGCGGCATCATCAACGTTCGGATGAACGTTTCAATACCCATGTTCTCAGACGTTACCTCTGACAGCGTAACGACCCGCCCTCTGGGATCACGCTGTTTAAATATCGCGCACGGCGTACGCCCGAAGTCCACCCCCGCAATGATGGGATACTCCACATTCTGCACGGGCTTGATCGACTCCTTCGCCACATGAAAGTCGTAGTTGAACACGCGGTCATACACCGGCGTGCCTGCTAATGACCTACCAAACTTATTGTGTATATAAACATCTACCCAATCCTCGGTCTTCCCTTCCGCTAGATTGTCGTAGTACCCCTCGACCAGATACTCCAACCAATCGGCGTCATCACTGAGCGCACTGGGCTGAAAGTAAATCTCCGCGTTTTCGGGCGGCTCGGTCATATATTCTTCCCAGAACGTATCCGCATCCGGCGCGTTGGTCGCACCCCAGATGTGGTGGTTGGGAGTGCCATCATCCTTAACACACCCACCGTTCGCTACTGATGGGTATCGACCGACTCGCCCTTGGAGTGCGTTGAAGATGTCAGGGTGGATTTCGCGGTACTCATCAAGGACTCCAAATGACGCCTCAAGTGACAGCAACCGCCGCACATCGTTAGCGTCATCCAACCCCCGGAACAGCACCTCGCACTCAACGTCATCGAAACGTAAGTAGAATCTTTTGTCCGTTCTCGCATAACTACCTGCCGTCCCTTCGGGAAACCAAGTCATAAACGTCGGAATTGTCGCGTCAGTCAGCATCTGGTTGGTGTTTCTCACCACAACCGCCCGCGACCGACGTATGCCATCACTACCTGCCCGCATCTGCTTGGCGTGATACGCTATTTTCATCATCGCGGCAGACGATTTGCCCGACCCAACAGGGCCAGAAATCAATGATATGAACTTACCACAGGTCAAAAACGGCGATAACGACGGCGGTGGCTTGTAATTAATGACTTTTCTACTCATAAACGTCGTCTCCGGCGTACTGGTAGTCTTCAGACTCGTCAAAAAACGCCGATAATATGTCACTACCCAACAATTTTGGCTGTTCCAGCGTGTTTTCAGCACTAGAAGTGTCTGATACGTCGTCAAACTCGCCTTCTAGGGCGTTTTTCTCGTCCTCACTCTCATCATCCAGCGCTTTTGGCTTGATTTCCGCCGTAATTGTGGTTGTTTCACCACCCGAATCACTCGGCAAAACGATATTGATTGAAAAACCTGCGTTGCCACCCAGTGCTATGTCGTTTTTTGGCTCCAGATTGGCCCACTTGACCATCTGTTCCATTACTTTGGCACGCACAGCGGCTGGTGTATCGGGATCTCGCCCTAAATGATAAAACCCCGGTAGCATATCTTCTGCCAATAGCTTGCACTTAGCCTCAAACGAGAAGCCTGATTCAACAAGTTCTTGCTTGTACTTGCTTAGATAGCCTTGATATGTAGGGTTTTGCTCAATGTCTTTGTACTCATCAAGCTGAATACCCTCTGACTTTAAGACTTCTTGTATATCTAGGTTGGCACCTACGGCGTTTCTGGCTACAGACAGCGCTAACGATTTAAGAAACAAATCAGCGCGAACGGCGTTCTGCATAAGCTACGGCCCCGTCACAAAAATTTTGACAAGTCTACTGCATGGCGGGGGTCGTTGGGTAGTGAAATGTAAATACTGTATGGATATACAGGTAGTTGAAAAAATAGGAAATTTTATGCGGCAAACGGATATTGGTGTGTGGTGGGGGTGGGGGTGGGGGGTCCATACCCCCCTACTACTATCATGACTGCCTTGCTCGTTGGGATTAACTCGGTAACATGGGAACCATCGAGCCAACAAGTGGTTCGGTAACTTACTCACTTACACAGGAAGCAAAGCTATGACTACGCAAGCAAACGAACAGGTAATCGCTCACATCAAGGAAGCTGTTACCGCACACGGCACCGTTTACTCTTCACTCCGATTCGCGGCCGCTACTGCCGCACCGGAACTCGACACCAGCAAGGAAGTGCGCGAGTCGGTTAGCACGGTACTAGGTCGGTACGCTGAGCACTTCGGTGATGACCACAATCTCAAGGCCATCTTCACCGACTTTCTCACTCTGCACTATGCCGCCGATGCGCCGGTATCCATTGAGCGCAAGGTAGGTGGCGAGGTTCAGGAATTGCACACCACCGGCGAAGAGGCCACCCAACTTGCGAAGCACGACATGCGCAAGGCGGCGAAGGCGGCACGCGAGGATCTGGGTGCCGGTCGAGCCGCAGGTGGCGGTCGCACTCCGCGACCAAACCAGAACGGACCCGTGAAGGGTGCGCTCGCCAGCGCGAAGTCAGCGGTCGAGAATCTGCTCAAGTCAGAGGCGGGTGTCACTGCACTGCGCGAATTGCTCCGCGAGAATGGCTACCAGCTTCGCAAGGTCAGCAAGTGATACAGGTAGGAAACTGGGTGGCACTTCGGTGCCACCGTCACACTCTCAGGTATCGCCGCGACCGCACCATCCGAGTCGGTGCTTGCAAGATCAAGACTCACCTAGTCGTCGGACGCACAGTGATCGGAACCATCAGCCCGCTTTGAGCGGGCTTTTTTGTTTTTCAAAATCCCAACTACTATCATGAAGTCGTTGCCCTCCGGCCCGCGCTGTAGTAGGCAGATCGCCGCCTGCGGTGATAGTAGTTAGGCCGCACCCAAAAAAATTAATCCCACGGGATTAAATAACCAACTTGTTAATTTGACATAACCCCTCATGGGCGTATAATTATTATGTGGCTTGGGAAAGCCACGCCTTTATTAACTTGTTTACTAATCCCACGGGATTAAGGAGATTCAAAATGGAAGTTAAAGA